AGAGATTGCCCTCAAAGTAGTCGCCACCGATGCGACAGGGCCAGCACTTCAATCGCTTGAAGACAAACTCAACGCCGCCAAAAAGCGGATGGTTGAACTCGCTGCGGCGGGCAAGCAAAACACCGAGGAATTCCAACGCCTGCAAGTTGAGGCGGGTAACTACAAGCGGACCATTGAGGGCGTTGAGCAGTCCGTTGATTCGTTCGCAAAGGGCGGGAGCAAAGCGTTCACCTTAATCGTGGAAGCATCCCAAGCAGTTGCGGCAGGCTTTGCGATTGCCCAAGGTGCAGCGGCTTTGTTCGGTGACGAGAACGAGGACTTGCAGAAGGCAATGGTTCAAGTCCAAGGGGCGATGGCCTTGGTCAATGGGGTGCAGCAAATCAACATCCTACTTACCCAAAAATCCGTTATCACGACCGAAGCAGCGGCAGCGGCTCAACGGGTTTACGCCATAGCCGTTGGAACCAGCACGGGGGCATTGAGGGCTTTTCGGGTTGCTCTGCTCGCATCAGGTGTTGGAATCGTGGTTGCAGGGCTTGGATTATTGATAGCCAAGTGGGACGAATTGACCGCAGCCGTGCGCCGATACCTCAACCTACCCGACCCAAAGCAAAGGGCAATGGAAGAAGCCCAAGCATTGATGAGGCAGGAGGCTACATTGGAGAATTATCGGGATGCCTACGAAAAGCATACCAATGACCTCATTGCTAATGATGCCAAGCGCAAAGCAGCGGCAGAAGAAGCCACAAAGACAAGGTTGGAAAAACTCAAAGAGGAAAACAACGCCATCATCAAGTTTGTTGAGGATTTGAACCTCACCCTCTACGAGATGAGGCTGGATGACCAAGCGGCCCAAGAGCAAGCGATTATTGATGGAATGCGAAGGGAGGGCCAAGCCCGTGCATCAGCGGCGGCAAGGACTATTCAAATTGAAGATGCCAAAGCCGAAGAAATCAAGCGGATTGAGCAGTCCGTTGCTGACTTCAAGCAACAGGTCACCTTTGATTCGCTTACCGCTATCAGCCAAACCCTTGCAGCATTCGGCAACGAGAACAAAGGCTTGGCCATTGCAGCCTTGGCGATTGAGAAAGGTTCGGCTATCGCCAATGTCATCATAAACCTTCAAAAAGAGATGTCTGCAAATGCGGCAATGGCTTTCGCTAACCCTGCGAACGCTTTGACTGGTGGAGCGGTAGGTATCGCACAAACCAAGGCTCTAAACACGATGGCCAAGATTCGTGCAGGCTTACGGATTGCAGCGATTACGGCAGCGGGGATTCAAGCAGGCAAGACCATCATGGGCGGCGGGGAATCAGGCGGTGCGCCTTCACCTGGTGGACCGATGCCGATGGGAGCGGGTGGCGGTGCTGCACCTCCGATTTTCAGCAACCCCAACACGACCGACCTATCCGCATTCGGGAACGGCCAAGGCCAAGGGATGCAACCCATGCGGGCCTATGTCGTGGAGCGTGACATCCAGCAGACCACCAGCAGGGTGCGGAGGTTGTCCGAATTTGCAACATTGGGGTAGTTCCTACATATCCCACCATGGAACTTCCCGTGTACCGAATGACCGTGGACGAAGTGGACGAAGGCGTGCAGTTTGTCGCCCTCGTTGATATGCCTGCGATTGAGAAACCCTTCCAAGCCTTCGCCAAGACCCCGCAACGCTTCGCCGAAACGGGAGAACGCCGTGTGCTGACTGGGCCCTTGATGCTTGCCGATACGCCCATCTACCGCAAGGACGACACCTATGGCGAGTACTATGTCGTATTCGACAAGGCGACCATTCGAAAGATTGTCCAAAAGTACTTCAAGCAAGGGAATCAGCACAATGTCAACGCTTACCACAACGCCGAACTTGACGGCGTGTTCATGTTTGAGAGTTACATCACCGACGCAGAACGGGGCGTACTTGCACCCAAGGGCTACGAGGACACCCCCGACGGGTCTTGGTTCGGGTCCTTCAAAGTGGAGAACGACGAGGTGTGGGAGAATCGTCACGCCTTCAAGGGTTTCTCCGTTGAGGGGCTATTCGGGATGAAAAACACAGGCACGGAACTTGAGGTCGCACTTGCGGGCCTCGCAGACGACTTAACCGCTTTTTTGCAACATATCAACCCAACCTACAAATCCCTTTAATCTATGAATCTAAAAGCAGCCATTGACACTCTCCGCACCGAGTTGCGGAAGTTCACAACCCAAAAGCAAGCCTTCGCCGACTACAAGTTGGCCGATGGTACAGTCATCCGAGTGGACGGCGACCTCGTTGCTGGAACTCCTGTCTATGTCATAACCGAAGACGAAACCCTGCCCGCTCCCGATGGTGAGCATGAAGTAGAAGGCGTTGGTGTCGTCAAGACCGAAGGTGGCAAAATCACCGAAGTCGTTGTCGCCGAAGCCCCTGCTCCTGCTGAAGAAGTGGCCGTTGCCGCTGAAATTGCACCCGACACCGCCGTTGAAATCGTGGAAGAAGTGAAGGAAGGCTACCCAACTCTTGACCCTGCGATGGTCGAAGAAATCGTCAAGAAGCACTTGGTGTCCATCATGGAGGAACTGAAAGCCGCCTACACCGAACTCGGCTCCATGAAGGAGAAAATGGCCGCATTTGCATCGCAGATGGAAACCATGACCGATATTGTCGAGAAGGTTGCCGAACTTCCTACCGAAGCCCCCAAGCCTACTGCATCCGCAATCGTTGAGCAGCGGAAGGCCGCAACGCAGCAGAACTTCAACGCACTTGCCCAAGCAATTCAAAACCTAAAAAAATCCAATTAAACTTTAACCCCTCAAAAACAAAGCCATGAGTTATTCATTTGTTGCACCGCTGACTACCTATACCGAGCAGCAGCGTTTGCCCCTCATCACCAAAGCCGTATTCTCGGCTCGTTCTGCTACCCTTTTTACCAAGCAAGTTGGTATCAAGTCAGCCGCCGCCCTCAACTTGATGGACACCGATGCTGCTATTGCAGGCGGTGACACTTGTGGATGGACTTCTTCGGGAACCACCACCTTCACGCAGCGCAACATCACCGTTGGTCGCATGAAGATTCAGGAAGAACTTTGCCCTCGTCAACTTGAGCAATACTGGATGCAATCCCAGTTGACTGCTGGTTCTAACTATGATAGCGTTCCATTCGAGCAGGCTTTCTCCGAGCAGAAGGCTCTCCGCATCGCCGAGGCTTTGGAGAACGCTATTTGGCAGGGTAACGCCTACTTCAGCGGTATTAACCAACTGCTGAATGCCGCTTCGGGTTCTACGGTTCTCGCCAACGCTTCCTCTACCACTTGGACCCCTGTATCCGCTTCCGTTGGTATCACCGATACTAACATCATCAGCATCTTTGACAAGGTGTATAACGACATCCCACAGGCCATCTTGACCCGCAATGACCTCGTAATCTTCTGCGGTTGGAACAACTTCCGCACCTTGATTGGAGCCTTCAAAAAGCAGGCTGGCGTTATGTACAATCAAGTGGACTTGCAAGGCATGGCTGATGGCGACATCATCTACCCTGGTACCAATGTCCGTGTAGTTGCAGTTCCCGGCTTGACTGGTACTAACCGCATCGTTTGCACTTACCTCGGCAACCTGTTCTACGGAACTGACTTGCTTTCGGACGAAGAGCAGTTTTCCATCTGGCATTCACGCGACAACGACTCTATCCGTTATCAAGCCGCCTTTAAGGCTGGAGTGAATTTTGCCTACGGAGATATGATGGTTGACTTCAAATTGGCCTAAGTGTAAGGGGGGAGGGAAACTTCCCCCCGCTTTTTTATTCTTGCAACTCCTAAAATAAAAATACACTATGTCCTGCTCTCTAACTACGGGCTACGCCCTCGGATGCCGTGATTCAGTCGGCGGCATCAAAACTGTCTTTGTACAAGCCTTCAACCCAACGGGTTCCGTGAACACTAACGGAAGCGGAACGGTCACAGGCTTCACGGGTTTCTCATCGGGATTCTACGAGTACGACTTGACCAAGGCCACTTCGTCCATGACGGAAACCTTGAACGCAAGCACCGAGAACGGAACCTTGTTCTACACGCCCGAAGTAACCTTCACCATCAACAAGTTGCAGACCGCCGTGCGGAATGAACTGCGCCTCTTGGCTCG